ACGCCGCCGCTGCTGATCCACTTCGTCCCGCCCGCCGCCTTGGTGGCCGGCGTCAGGGATGCCCCGAGGTTCGGGTCATTAAGCAGCCCGTAGTTCTGCAGGCCCTGGACGCCGAAGAAGTACGTCAGATTCGCGTATTTGTTGAGCACCGTCGCCGCCGCCTTGTCGATCTCCGAGACCCAGTTGATGCGTGCGAGCCCCGCGCGCTCAAGCTCGCGGTCGCCGTACTCCTTGATGGTCTGGTAGAGGTACGCCTGTCGCTGGGGCCAGTTGGTGTTGACGCCCGCGCGGCCGTTCTCCGACCAGTCGCCATAAGAACTGACCTCACCCGTATGCTCGACGGTCGGGAACATCGCCGTCTCATCGAGCCACGTGCCCTTGCGCTCCTCGCCCGCGATGATCGCCGCCCGATTCGGGGCGAACAGCACCTCGAATATCTTCGGATCGATCATGGTGGTAAGGAACGACGGTACCGCCGAGTTCGGATCGGTCTGGATCGCGGGAACCGCGTCCATCGCCAAATCGAAGTTCCGCTTGAACTCCTCGGGCATGTAGGCGCGCACGCCGGGGAGCGTGACGCCGCGGGCCGCAAACTGCGGCTGGTCGGCCTGCCACGCCGCGATGGCTTCTTGGAAGTTCATGTATTTGACTCCTTATGGGCGCTGCCCATGCTATATGAGTTGAATTTCATGGGTCAGAGCCTTCCGCTGTTACCCAATAAGCGTCTTTTCAGCGGCAATCTCTTCCGCCGTCATGAAACCAACAGAGACTCCCGTCCGTTGATCACCAAGCTTGCGCATCTGACGCCAGTGATGTTCGCGGGCAATGTCCTCGTCGGACCAATCTGCAAGTGACCCACGTGAATGAGTCACCCGCTGCATCTGTTCATCACTTGGTTTCATGCGAAAGATACCGATCATCCGAGCAAGTGATCGGTGATCTTCACGAGTTCACCCGCGAGCCCCGTACTCGTGGCTATCCACTTGGTCTGCACGTTGGTGCCCGCCGTGATCGTGGTGGTGGCCAAAGTCTGCGTGACGTTGACATAGTACGTGCCCGTACCACCGGTCCCGCTGCCGAGCGCCGTGATGACCGTCGACGCGAATACGCCGCCGCTGCCAGAGAGCGCATCCCCGACACTGAGCGTACCAGATGCCACCGAGCTAACGGTCAAGAGCCCGTACGAAAGGGTGAGCAAAGCCTGAGCGACCGTCTGCTCGGGGTAGTTGAGCGCGTAGGTCCCGACGCCGCCCGTGGTCCCCGAGAGCTGCGAGATGATCTGCGTGCCCGCGACTACGCCAGTGCCACCCGTAACGGTGCCGCCGACTACGACGGTGCCTGTGACGGGCGCCGCGACCGTGAGCACGTTGCCCGAGATCGAGCCCAGAAAAGTCGTCGAGCCTGCGCTGATCGAGCCCGAGACGGTCGCGTTGTTGAGCGCCGCGTTGCTGCCCGCCGTACCCGCGCCGAACACCGCCTGGCCGTTGGTGAGCTGCGCGAACGCGTACATGCCCGGCAAGCAGACGCCCGTCCCGTTGTTCTTGACCCAGAAGCCGCCACCCGAGTGCAATACGATTGGGAAACCCTGCGGCACGACCATGCTCGAGTCCGCGAGGTACGTCGTGATCAGGCCCTGCTGCTCGCGGTGCACGAAGCCCGTAACCGCCCCGCTGCCGAAGTTGTTGACGATGGACGGCGCACCCACGTCGTCGACGTACTGGCTCGACGCCCATGCGAACCGCCCGACCGTAACGCCCGCGGCGCCCGCCACCAGTCCGCCAGCGCCGGCCTGGACGACGAACCGGGGGTTCGTGTCACAGAAGTCGCCCTCGACGGCGACGCCTGGCTGGGTGTTCACAGCCGTTTGAAAACCACCGCCGGTCTGCTGCTGCTGGCACGGCTGTTCCATCCAGCCTTCCTGGATTTTCAGCCCGTCTGCGTCGCGCATCTTGAAGCGAACACCCGACGCAAGGATGCTGGCCTTGTAGAACTTGTTCATGTTTTCTCCTTGCCCGGCGTCGGCCGGTATCGTTGTTCATTCGTTTGGTTGCGGGGTACGTATTGCAACGTAGCCAGCCGCCGGGATAGCGGTTGATCAGGCCGCCGCCGTGTCCGTTCAACTGCCGCTCTCGCGGCCCGCGTCAAAATACGCTTTGTTAAATTGATGCTGGGCTTTCACCAGCCGCGGCGGCACGTGCTATTCCTGGACTAGCCGACGCCGCCTCAATACGACACGTCTGCCGTACTATGCCTGAATCCGCGCCGCGTTCGGAAAGCGATCGGCGAAGCTCTGCACGGTCGCCTCATCCATGGCAACCCGCGGCTCGCTCTGCTTGCGCGCCCCAGGAAGCGGCTGCGCTTCCAGGATGTGCGGGTAGGCTGAGGGATGGACCTTGTCGATCCCCTTGACGCCGAGGCTCTTGAGCGCCGCGGCCATCACGTCATCGGCCGAATCGAAGGCGCCCGATAGCTCACCGACCCACGGCCGCACGCGCTTCTCGGCGGCTCGAATTTCATGCTGGGTGGCCAGGACAGCCTTGCGCGTGTCCTCGGCCACCTTCTTGAGTGCCGCATCCATCGCGGGCTTGGTCACCATGTCCTTTACCTCGCTGTCCATTCCACCGCCCACTTTGGGCTTGCCCTTGAACGGGGGCGGCTCGTCCTTTGCACCCTTGTCCTTGCCGAGGGGATCCTTCTCCAAGTCCGCCTTGGTGTCGGTCTTGGCGTTGGACTTCTCCTCTTCCTTGTCCTCGTCGGCCGCCCCCAGCTCCTTGAGCTTGGGGTCCTCGTCCACGGTCCCGCCCTCGCCGCCGCGCAGCATGCCCATGAGCTTCGTCATGTCCTCGTCGGACAGCTTGCCCTGAAGGAAAGACTCGACCTCGGCCATCGGATCGGCGTCCATGGTGTCGGGCTCGGCAAACTCCTCGCCGATCTTCTCGGCCGCGGCCTCGTCCTCCTCGGGCAGCGGCTCGTCCTCGACGTCCTCCTGCTTGCCCTCCTCGCCCTCGCCGCGGATCAAGTCGAGGAAGTGCGCGACCTCGCCGAGGCTCTCGTCCTTGGCGAGCTTGCCCTTGGTATTTGTTTCGATGCCCTTGAGGATGTTCGGGACCTTGTCGGCGAAGGTCTTGCCCTCCGCCTCCTTGAAGATTTTGGTGAGGTTGATGGTGGCGTCCTGTGCGAGCTTGGGGCGCAGGATCGCGGCCGTGGTCAGCAGCGCGAGGCCAGCCTTCCGCGTCAGCTTGTTCTTCATAGTCAGATTCTCCTTGCTGTCGCCGACGATGGACTCGGCTTCGAGTAGCGATTCGTCCATGCCGAGGGCTTTAATGGCCTCCTGCGGGGACTTGAACTTCTTCTTGAATGCTTCGAGCAGTTTGCTCATTGAGTTATCCCACCTACGACAATTTGGCATAGCTGCCCCGCGTTACGACGTGTTGACGTATGCGATCATCATAGGCGAATCTTCGCAGGGCAATGTCAAGTGCTCGCCACTGAAGATTCTCAGCACTATCCGCTACGCAGACATCGTGACCAACTCTCCCCTCACGGATCACGGCGACATGATTCCCAATAATTTCCACCATGCGGCCATCGAATTTTACACCATTATAGGAACCACCCTCCATAATAGGCCTATAATGGTAGGCACTGCTCAGCTCTTTTTGATCCTCTGACTCCACCGCATCGATCGCCCGTTGCGCCCACAGAACCAGGCTGTTCTTGAGGTACGGCTCCTCAAACACCGCGTCGGTCCCCGTGGTCCCCACGATATCCCATGGCTGGTGGTCCTCGGCACTGACGGGAACATGGCGCATCAAGACTTGAATGCCGTTGAAGGTCGGCGCGGCCTTCCTCAGTTCGTCGGGGTCGCGAAGCAGCTTGTAGATTTTGTTGCGGTCGAGGCCCAACTTCTCGTAGTCAGGTATCTCGCTCCCGAGATAGTCGCACACATTCGATTTTGAAATATTTGTGACGTTGACGTGCATCCGGCCGTCAAGGTCGAAGGTGCGGTTCGACTCGTCGGTAGCTAATGTGTTCTTTTCCTTAGTGTTGAGGATAGCCTTCTCAAGCGCAAACCACTGGATGCTCTGATCGTTACTCAGCCCAGTCCTCGTATACTCCTCGACCCCAGGCCCATACTTGAGCTTCTTGCCCACACCGCCATTCTTCATCTCGATGTTGATCGCGCGGGTCCCCCCGGTTGCCTTCTCGGGTGGAAACTGGATCTCGCTCTTTAACTCAGACTTAGTCGCTTCATTTGCAGCAGCGTCCTTACCTAGGTTCTTTTTCAATCCCTCCACGTCGTTTTTGGCCGCAATCTCGGCCTCGGCCTTCGACTTATAGGGCCGCGACATCTCGTGCGGTGTCATCTTCCCAGGAGCAATGAAGTAGTAGCGCCACGTACTGCCCAACTGCGTCACGTGATAAGTGGGTTCGGCAGCTGCATCCTCGGCCCCACCACCCTTGATCTTCGCCAACGTCGCCTCGCACCCAGGATGCAGTGGCTGCGGCGGATCGCTAAGGGGAGCCCACGCCCAGCCGACGTGCTCGTCGTCCAAGGTCGGGATGAACGGGTTATTGGCCTTCACCTTGAACGTGGTGAATACGACACCGTCGCTGTCCTTCTCATCAACCAAATCAGGCTCTGGCGAGAGATCATCGATCCAACCAGTCTCTTCCCTGGCCTCACGCAGCGCAGCATCAAGTGGCTTCTCATCACCTTCCAATTGACCGCCGGGCCAACACCACTCGCCCTCGTGGTCCCCCGTTTCACTACGCTTGAGGAACAGTGCAGCACCATCGGGTGTCTGCAAAATCAGGCCAGCGGCACGGACCTTTGCGTCGAGTGCACTATCCTTCGCCCCACCAACCACCTCACTCATAGATATCTTGTATCGTTTCCCCTCCTTCTTGACCGATTCAACCTTGAACCTGCTGTTGCGAGGAAAGATAACTTCCTGCTCGTCCTTCCCGAACGCACTAACGGCCGAAAACCGTTTCGCACCACCATTGCTCTTGATCGAAAAGGCAACATTCGCATCGTTAAAATTCGCCGCGAGCTTCGATCCTTCCTTGGCTGAAGAATACGCCTTCTCAGTAACGATCTCTCCCGGCTTATACTTCTTCAGGACATCATCTACGTTCAATGCCTTAACGCCCCGCGTCACCTCTCCCTTGTACGAAGGCAATTTACTGAGCGCACTGTCCATCGTGTCGAGGACTACCTGCTGGTCCTTCGTGGGATTGGCCCCCACCCTTAAGCCATCATTGATTTTTGGGGAATAGTAACCCATGTAGCCACGGGCTACCTTCATCTCCAACGCGCTCAGCGGCTTCCCCCCAGCGGCCACTACACGCTTATTGGTCATCTCGCGATTAGCCGCAGCATTCGAATCCTCTGGTTGACCTAGATACCGCTGAATCGCATCGGCACGAGCGGTCTCGGATCCAGGCTCCTTTTTACTGGACCCACTACCACTCCCAAATTTACCATCATCCTTGCGCGGATGATCACTTTCCTTGAATTCAGCGTCCTCCGCTACGTGCTCAGGCTCCTTCGCCTCCTCGGCGAAGAACTCCAGCAGACCGCCCACCAGCCCGCGCCAGCCCTCAGACGACATGTCAGCGGCGCGCTTTCGGCTAAACGGGGGGCTCCCCGAGTTGGGAGCAGAGGCGACTGCAGGAACTGGCACGCTACCTGAACACCGAGTCCAAGAAGAGGAGCACTCCTAGCGGGAACAAGATCGAGCACGCGACGGCCAAGAACAACGCGGCGACGTATTCCCACCACCGCAGCTTCGGCCTGACGTTCGAGTATCCCACGCGACTACGGGCCTCTACTTCTTCTGCTCTTTCGCCGACAACCACTCGATAATATGCGCGTGCCACGCGACCGGAAACATTCCGTTCTCGTGCATCATGCGGACCTTAGCATCGCCCAGCTCGACCAGGCGATCCTCGCACTCCTTCTTGGCTGCATCGTTCATGACGCCTGCGCCTTCGCCCTCACCGCAGCCGCCGCGTCGAGGGCCGCGTTCGATATCACGAGGACGTCGGCGTCCACGATCTTGCCCTCGACGGTGCTGGCGAACATGCCGGCCTCGTCCTCGATGATCGCCCTGACCTTGGCCTTTACGGCATCAAAGGCGGCATTGCGCTCATTGATAGTGGTCATCTTTATGTTCCTTTGTATGATCGCTGAAATGTATCCTGCTTCGGTGCATAAATAAGTAACTGCTGCCAAGCTCTCGGGTCAATTTTTTACATTCTTTTGGATTCGCAGCCAAGAAGTCAACCAAATCATCCATTAAATCCTGAGCAGTCTTTTGAATACTGTTCATTTTTTACCTAAAGAGAATCGGCGCCCCGCCCCAGCGTCCGGGGAGGGAAAGGGAGAGGCAGGGCGCCTGGCGTCCGCACCTTGGGGAGAGGTGAGGACGTTTACTTTGCCGTAGAGTTGAAATACAATTTCTTTCATCAGCAACGATGGAGGAAGGGGCTTAAGATGGCAGATAAAAACTTCAAGGTTGTGAACACGGGGATAGCGCCATGAACAGCGACCTCGCCCTCTACGGCACCGTCCTATTCTTTACGCTCCTCGCCGGAATAGGCGTCATGGTCATGACTGCGATTGAGGAAGAGCGCGCAGTCGTCAGGTGTCTAGAGAATCAAACCAGCGGCCTTGACCTTCGCGTCGAGCGCCACATCTCCCGCAGCACGCTTCATTGACTACACAAACTACCGCGGCGAACGCGCCATTGAACATCTCCTCCACCTACCGCCAGCCGCCCGACCCCGAGCGCCGCAACCGCCGCTGCCTGCCGTGCGGCAGGATGTTTGCGTCCGAGCACGCGGGCAACCGCATCTGCCCGAAGTGCAAGCAGCGGGAGGGACGGGGGCTGGAGCGGAGGAACGTCGACGCGGAGACGGTGATGTATGGTGGAGTGAGGAAGAGGTCATCAGGAGTGTAAAAATGAAAATCATCGATCCAGGCCATGAATACCTACTCGATGAAGTCGGCCGCGATGGATATACACAACGGATCATGTTCGTCAAGAATGAAGGTGATAAGTACCCTGGCAACATCGGATTCCACGGCGGTGTTCTTACCCAGGAACTCCTGCGCGTCTGTATCGACCGCACCAAGTACCTCAACGCGCAGGGCTCGTGCTTGGAGACCGAGCACGCCTTGGCCGCGATGCGCCAAGCCCTGGCTTGGTATGAGGTGCGAGCGGCGCGCTGCCGCGGCACCTACATCGAAGCCGACCACTCAAACGAGTTGGATAATGCTCCCGTATGCAAGACTTGCGGGCACAACCAATGCCACCGCGTTATACATGAACGACTGCCGGGAACACGGCGCTAAGAGAAACCTTTCACGATTGGGCGAGACACACACCGGCAATTGATTAAAAATCCGGGAGTAATCCACTCCCCTTCATCTGGATCCCACATCCCTTTCACAACGTCGTACTTCTTGCCGTGCATCGCCACATGACTCGGCCTTGGTGTTTTCCCCGCATGGCTATGAATCCAAATTGCTTCCTGAATTCCCAATTCAATGAGTCTGGCACGGTGCAAAGATGACGTAGCCTTGCTGGCCTGGTCGCGACTTATGAACTCAGCGCGCCGCCTCGTGACTCCGAATTCCTTCTGTAGCGCCTTCGTGACCTGCTGCAAATCACGCCCGGTCTGCACTCCACGCATCACAATTCCCTCGACTGCGCCCAAGTATTTTTGAGGAATCGATTTTATCAAACTCACATTGGCGTTCACCGTCGCATGCAGCACATCCCTCTGCGCCCGCGACATCTTGAACCTCACGCTGATGCCACCCTTGCGGAGGATGGCCTGCAGCGCCTTATCGGATCGGTCTGACACAGCCTGCCCGAACCAATCGGCCAACTCATCGGCCGCTTCGTCGAATCGGGACTTCCAGCGCTTGGTCAGCCTGCGAATGGCCCTGCGCAAGGCTGCAGCTGGGATGGCGTCCTGGGCGAGGACCAGGGGCTTCGTTTCGATTTCGTCAGCGGCCTCGACGATGCGTGGCTCGTTCCGCTTGTACGCAGCCGAGAGCCAGTAGACGATGCTGTTGTGTAGCTCGTCGATCAGGCACTTGAGACGGCGCTCATATTCTTTCTGTATCGCGACGTTTGCGTGGACGGGTCGCAGGACTTTGTCGTTCTTGCCGATTCGTCGCATTAAATAGGCCAGTGAACTCCAGCCTCGGATGATAAACCCCACACTGGAACAACGCGCCGACTATGCGACGTCGATACCCCATGGTCTTTCTCTTTGCGGAAATTATAGCGGCGCTCAATTGCCTCCTCGATGCCCGATCGAACAAGCCATTGGAATCCCTTGCCGCGCTCCACGAGCCCCATGTCCACCAGCTCGTCGCGCCCCGTCTTGGACGCCAAGTCGCCGTCCCAGGTCGGACCATTGCGGAACAACTGCCACAAAGTCTCGATCGCGAAATTTGACAAATCGTGCATCTTCTCTTCCCTCATTACTCAAAATCGTAATCATCCGCCTCCGCGGTCGTGAGCCATCGCGTCATGTTGTCCTGGCTGTTGAACACCTTGACGAACGGCGTGCGGTCGCTGCTCTTGATGCCGCGCAGGATGATCTGACCCGACGCGTTAGTGCTGTTCGGGTTGACGGCGGCGACGGTCTTGGTGCCAGCCGCAATTGCTCCGGTCTTGCCGGCGTTGGTCTTGGTCGTCATTTCGACTTCCCCACGAATTCTTCCCCGACTTTCTTGGGGATACCAAGATTGGATTTACCCTCACGAGCCGCGAACATTGCGCGTCGCTGCTTCTCACTGACGGGAGGATCGGTGGCCATGCCGTCACGGCCCTGCGACTTCTCCTTGAGCTTTCGAGCCTCGTTCCTTAGTTGGTCCCTCTTGACCGGGTCCTTCTCGTGCTTCGCTTCCATTTCAAGCTCAAATGCCCGCATTGCGGCCATTTTGCGATTATCCGGTGCGTCTCTCGCCCCTGCCGTATCAGACGGCCGGCCGCCCCAGCGGCCTGAGTCCTTGCCGTGTCGCCCCACGTAATTCATGATGTTGTAGGGCTCTTTCGACTCGGCGGCTTCCTTCCGGGCCTTCTGCTCACGATACGCCTTATTAAACCCACCTGACTTCTGGGTCTTCGACTTGGCAGCAGTACTCTCATTGTATTTCTTGCGATCCTCCTCGGACCACTCATCACGAGCACCCCTTCCACCCCAGCGTCCCATCGTCTTAAACTCCACTCACCTTACGTCGTGTATCAATTATTTCTTGCACATTATCTATAAAATCTTGCATATCGCAAATAGAGTAAAAACCAGCAGCAAATATTACTTCGTCCTTGGTAGTAAGACCAATTCCAACGACATCATTCCCGCTCTTATCATCAGCTGGTATAAAACATAAACTGGACGCAATCTCCGATTCCCAAGTTTCAAGCTTTTTATTCAACTTCGAATCCAACTTAGGAGAAGCCTTAGGGAATCTAATATTATTCTTATTATTACACCCCATTCTACGCGACCCTCCTGCAGACGTAATCGCCCTTGATCTTTCCCAGCATCCCGCCAACCGAGTCAGCAGCCATCAAGCCAGAATAAACCGCAAGCTCCACGGCCTCGTACTCATAGACCGCGCCGCTCTTGTACCGCACACGCAGCACACCGTCCAGGTAACCGACCGCAGCGACGTTCGAGGACCGGACCGAGACCATCTTAAACGGCTCCAGGTCCTCCAGCAACTCGGCCTCGCTTATTGGCTCATCCGCACTCTTCACGAACAACGCATCCATCACCAGTGCATCATCACCACCACGAGGCTCGACCTGCACCCGATCGGGCTCGCGTACTTCCTCCTGGCGACCCGCCGCAACTTCTTCCGCTCGCGGCGGCACACTGCCGAGCACGACTGGCGCAGCGCCGCTGCCCCGCATACTGTACAGAAACGCCACTTCTTCACGTCCTCTCCCGATTGATCCCGTACTTCGCCGCCAGCGAGTCCAGGTCCACTCCCGAGGCAATCAGCACCTCGCCCCTCGCGGCGTCGCCCGCGTCGGCGGGCACGACCGCGAGCACGCGGGTCCGCAAGGTGTGATCAGGTTCAGGCTGCGGAGGCAGTAGTGGCTGCGGCTTAGCCGGGGGGCTTGTTCCCACCACGGCCCTGCCGATTTCGCGCACCAGGTTCTCCTGCGCGGCGGCCGACATGTCGCCCATAAGGACGTCGGCGCGGACCACGCGGCGGAGGACCGCTAGGCCGGCGGATAGTTGCTGCGGAGTCATCGTCATTTCACCATTGCAAGTGCTGCCTTGTACGTCGGGTGCTCGAACCTGTCACTACCAAATCGCTTTGATAAACTACGGTCGAGGACCATACCGACGACAATCCCCATAGCTGCAAAAATTTCATGCAAGGTCCTTACCGCGCCCATGGTCACTCAAGTTTGCAAAGTGCTCCCCAATCATCTCGTTCGCCTTCGCGAGTTCGGCCGCGTCGGCTGCGTCCATCTCTGCGAGATATGCTTCCGTAATATCGATGCTCAGTTGCTTCTGCTCAACAACAAACCTCTTTGGTCTCTGTATCCTCGACACGAAACACGAGTCTCAACATAATTCCTCCCTCACCATCGCGTTATAGACCTCACGCACGATCCTGCGCAGCACCCGCCCATCGTAGTCATGTATCGGCGTCTCGTCGCGCATCTCCCTGCGGAGGGTCAACAGACCGGCGCTGATCATGGCCTCGGAAGGCTCACTCGGCTGTCGCGCGAAAGGTGCCAGCGGGCTTCTCCTCCTCGGAAGAGCCCGAGGACGCGCCTAATACTTGCTCCCCCAGGTTAGTCAGCTCCGCGATGGCCGACTCGACGTTCAGCGCCTTCTCGTCAAGGCTCTTCGACAAGCTGGCCTCGGCCTTGGTCACTCGGTCATCGAAGTCGGCGTATACGCGCGCGATCTTGGTCGACCCCGCGGCGCTCCGCGTCGCCACCTTGGTCTTGAGGTTGTTGATGTCCTGGACGAGCTGATCGGCGTCCTTAAACAGCGGAGGCATCACGGACCTCCACGCCTGGTACGCGGACAAGAAAAACGCGCCCCAGAGGAAACAGACGAGGACGAAGCAGAAAGAAAATAGGACAAGGTTCAATCACCGAAACGTCACTTCGGTCCTGCCAAAACGAACAAGCGAGCGACGGCGCGGTACAGGCTTTTTGAGATGTGCTCGACCTGCAAGCACACCGATGACAAACATAACGACAGGCGCAACGGTTAATAGTACGTCAATCATTTTTAACCTCACAAGCATCCCACTGCACGCATCAACGCAGCACCAGCAGCGATACCCAATAAAAATAAACCTGAAGTAAAAGCAATCCAGCTAAATGTTACGTCACTCATTCTGTTAAAAACCCCACCGCTATCCGCTCAGACTTCCGATACAACGTTCCAGATCAAGCACGGCTCAATCTCCACTCCTCAACGCACTGCGTCTTGAGGTCGCCGTTAACAAACCAGCTGATCTCGCACGTCGAGTAATTTTCACGAAATTGATGCCCGCAGACCACGGCGACCAAAGACTTGTCTCCGTCCACGTGCACACGTGCCCCGCGCGCAAAATCCGAGGAATAATGCGTCCTGCCGTCCGACTGCGGTACAACGCGCAACTCACTCATGCGGCACGCACACATACGCCACGATCTTGGTGTTCCGCGCCACCACTGCCGCCTTCCCTGCTGCCTCGCACACGTCATACGCTGCGTAAGGCTCGGGGACGGCGACGATCACGTAGGCGCCCATGAGGATCAGTATCCAGTTCATAACAAGCACCACTTAATAATGATGACGCGACCCAACATAATTAAAATCATTCAAAGCCTCTTCCACCTCGTCAATAACCTTGGACTGTGCAACAGGAAGCCACCGACCAGCAAGACGCGAAAAATAAAAATTTTTACCGTTAGTCTTTCGAACTTCAAACTTTTTGTTCCCAATCATTGTGTACAACTGAGCATCCATCGCCACTTTTTCCAAACCGACCACTCATGATATTTCCTCCCTAGAATGCCATCATCAGCAATCTAGCAATAGCAGCAAAGGATGTCAACTCTTCAAATAATCTGGATCCAACCTGCCCTCGCCGTCGAGCGGACTCTTTCCCCTCAAATGGTCGGGGTCCAGTGGGCTATCCTTCTTCCGCAAGCGGTCTGGGTCAAGTCGCCCATCGCCCTCCAGTTTGACTGCACCCTGCTTCAGGCGGTCCTTGTCGAGCGGAACGGCCTTGTCCTTGAGATAGTCGGGCGAGAGCCCGCCCTCGGACTCGTCGGCGTCCTCACCCTCGTCTAGCGGACCGGGGGCTTCACCACCTTGCCCACCATCCTTAGGCTTTTCTGGGCGGTCAGCCTCCTGCGGCTCACCACCCTCATCCTCATCTGGCTCTTGCGCCAGCTTCGCCGCCCCGCTCTTGGGTTCCAGCCCCTCTTCCTCTTCCTGCCTGAGATTAGGTGCGTCGTCGGCGTCGAGCGCGTTGAATCCCGAGTTCGGGTCCGCCGCCACCTTGGCCCTGATCTCCTCTGGCCTCACCACGCCCGTATCGGCCAGCAGCTGGTCGGTCCTAGCATCGATCTCGCGGACCTCGGCCTGTGCCTTCTCGTCAAGGCTCCACAGCGGCTCGAACTCGAACGTCAAGTCCTGGTCGACCTCACCCCACAAGGACAACTGCGCAAAGTCGATCACCTTCGTGAGGTTCGGGCGGAAGAACTTCTCCTGGAAGGCATGTATCCAGTCGTAAAAAGTTCGGATCTCACCTTCCGAACTTGAATTCAATCCAGCAGGTTGAATGCCAAGCAATTTAATTATTGGAATGCCCGAAACCGATGCTAAATGCTCCTGAGTCTGCGCCTGCAAAGCATCGAGCGAGCCTAGAGGAGCACTTACGTTCGCGAACCCCTCCGTATCCTGGTTGATCATCATGATCCCGCGGTTATCGCGGACTAGGTTGAACAGCTCAGCGCGGGCGAACAGCTGGCTCCCGCCCTCGGTCAGCGACTCCGACAGATCGGTCGAGAGCACAAACACCGAGAACGCATGAATAATGTCCGCGACCGACTGGCGCGTCCGCAACCAGTTGTCCACGTAGGGCTTGGCCATCTGGCTCATCGAGAGGCCGCCAAAGCTGTAGGCGGGCTTCAGGAGGTCGGGCACCTCGCGCCCGACGAACTTGAGCAGGCGGCTGACGTGCACCTCCTTGCCCATCACGAACCACGTCGAGGGCTCGTACCACGAGGGCTTGAGCGGGTCGTTCGAGTCGTAGTTCGTCGGATAGACCCAGACGGCCTCAACCGCGGTGAGGCGCTCCAGAAAGTCCCGCCGACCCCCAAACTTGTTGCGGCTGATGGTATTGCGGCCGTTGCCGATCGGCGTCTTCAGCTCGTCGCGGTTGTCCGTGCTCCCCGTGTCCAGGTAGACGTGCCCGCGGCCGAAGTATGCGTCCTGCTCGGCTATCTTCCTGAACACGCCCCGCACGTCAAGGCGATCCAACTCGTCGTTCAGCTCGCGTATCTTGCCGGCCTTCGCCTCATCGTCGTCGCTGACCGACTTGACCTTTATCCACCGCCGCGTCATCTCGGTGGCGATGATCTCGGCGAAGCGGCGGTACTCTGGGCGCTGGGCCAGCGCTGCGAGGTAGCTGTACCCCGGAAACGCCAGCCCTTCCTGGTAGACAGAAGAGAACGCGGCGGCCCCGCTCGCGTATGATGCAGCGGCCCATTGCTGCTGGAACGTGATGTCAGAGTCCATCGCGAGCGTCTTGGCGCCCTCGGGGACGACTCCTTTTGGATGGGCAGGAAGCTTGAACGGGTCGTTGACGCCGCCGATGCTACGGTCCTGCGCGTAGCGCTGGCGGGCCTTGGCGAGAACGGACGCGTCGATCTTGACCTTGGGTCTGCGAGGAAATGCGGGCCGCTGCATGGGGCGCTTCACTTCTGAGAAACTCGCGACGTCTTAATGGACAAAAGTCTGTCGGCCCCATCACCATCAAAGTAGAACTTACCCTCCTCGCCGTCTCCAGTTTCAACTCGCACGGTCGTGCCAGCACCAATCTCGCAACAGTGCTTGATACATTTCAAGAGCTTCGTCAGATTGTCCCCATCCAAATCGGCCTGTATCTCGATAACCGTATTCGGGGTTTGTGCATCCTGGGCAAGCTTCCCGAACCTACCTGACATTCTTTCGCTTCTTGCTGTTCTTGAAAAACCGCACCCCAAGCTCCGCGACTACGCCCGCGGCCTTATCGGGCAGTTGTCCTGTCTCGTGCCGCTTGATCGCGACGCGGGACGATCGGCCCTCGACGGTGGTCGCCAGCGCGGCGGCGACCGACTGGGCGTCGGGGTCGAAGGTGCGCCGCTCACCGCGCTGGGTGTTCCAGCGGCCGGTCATCGTCTTTTTTTCTGGACTCATGGACTAACGACGACCACCCACCCGAGCCTGTGCCAACACCTCAGCCGTAATGTTCATCGGCTTCCTCACTCTCATGGGCGCAAAACACATCACGACGGCGTCCGCCAAGTTCGGCGACTTCGTGCCATCAGGCTGCTTGTCGATCAGCAACTTCATCCGCGAGTTATGCGTCATCGTCGGCTGGCTCAGTTCCTTGACCAACTTCCACAGCAGCGGCAAATCCGCAGGCAGCGCGATCAAATCGTCCTCGTCCCAAGAGAAGGAAGGATCTGTCACCGCTCTGTGCGTCAGTTCAAACCGCCTACGCAAACTCCACCAAGCCTGCGCCTTCAAGTTCGCGTAGAAGTCCCCGTTCAGAGGACTATCCTTATCCCCCGCGATCACCCTGTCATCAGGGTCCTGCGGCCCCTCCCCCGCGTTCCACGGCACCAGCCTCAGCCCCCGCGGCAGCAACCCCTCGTCGTCGAGCCGGTTTGTCTCGGACTTCACGCCCGCGCCCACGCCGATGCAATCGTACTGAAGGTTTAAGGGCAAACAGTCTCGGCAAGCCTCGACCGCGCGCCTGGCAGTAACGCCCGTGTCCCGCTCACCCCACTCCTCCAGGTACCGTAGAACGACCCCACGGCGCTTGGCCAGCGCGTTCGTGTCGCCGCCCTCGTCGGCTACGTCCAGGGCTGCGCACCAGCCGCCGTCGCCGACTAATTTAAGCTTCTCCTGAACCCCTATCGCGCTGCGGACCCATTCCGCAGGGATGACCGTGCCCTCGACGGACGCCGAGTAGTTTCTATCAACTTCACGAGCAAGAACTGTTAATAAGCCCTCACTCTCGTATTTCGCGCGCCTGCCGTCGTACCAAGCCTGACTCTTGCCTGGATGATCGCGCCAGTCCATGATCATAATGTTCGTGCGGTTACGCACGATCGGCTGACCGGGGGACCACTCCACACCCGATTCACGACGCCTATGGAACACGTTGCCGAGGCTGCCGACCGACGAGAAGTCGATCCTGACCCGTGCGTTATCCGAGAGCGCACCCTCAACTAGATCTGGGTGTTCCAGATGCGCAGCCTCATCGATAAGGTATAGGAGCGTCCGGCCGCCGCGCCCGATCTCATCACCAGCCTCGCCAGTTATCGTCCCCCCAGTCGCCGGGTTGGTAATCTTCATTAGCCCCATATGGTCCCGCAGGCTGAAGCCTGACGGATGGAACTCGCGTGGTAGGCCGCGAAGCAGGAGCCGTATCTTCTCGAATACCGACTTGGGGTCACCGATCTGATCGACGTACATCGATTTGCGAGAGCCCCACCCAATCGCCGAACCAGCCCAGAACAAAAAGAGATGAACCGAGATGCCGCAGCAGAGCCACGTCACCCCCATGTCCTTGGACTTCTCGCAGAGGCCGCCGATCTGACCCAATCCCTGATCGACATCCGCAACCGCCGCATCGAGGCACGCATAGACAAACTGCACAAACTCCCGCTGCTTGCGGAACAGCACGAAAGGCAACATCGTCGGGAGATTCGAGCCCGCGTTTCGCGGATCGTAGGTCAAGAGCCAATGGTCAAAAAACTTGAGCGGATGGAGCCGATAATATTCCCGAATGTCTGGCCAGGTCTGCGGCTTGGCCCTTATGCGGCGCAGGCGCTCGATCCTGCGCGCAGCCTCCTCGGATATGTTGCAGGTGGGCCAGGGCTCGGGGACGCGGTCGAGCAATCAGGACTTACCCATCGATGCACTTCGGCAAATACGAGATGCCGCCATCGGCCATCAAACCGACTGGCGCACTCTCGCCGACGTGGATGCGCGATCCAATTCCGCCGCCGCCCACGAGGCCGAGCAACAGGAAGATGATCACGAAGATAGCAATGATGATCACGGCGAAGCGCAGCCAACCCTTGAATGGCTCGGGGACGGGGGAGATTGCTACCGCGTAAAGCAAGAGACCGAGATCGCACCAGCCACGAGGCAGTAGAGAACAAAGTGGACGAGTTGATCTAACATTTAGGTGGCCCTCCTGTTGGGGCGCAGCGACAACGCACAAAGGGCAAGAAAGTTCCAGCCAGAAAACTTTAACCTAGTCTATGCGGCGCTGGCAACCCGTAAAAAATAATCCAAAACACCGCGATGACTACTACAGCGGCTATCGCGTAGTGAGCAATGTCGTGTCGGTTCAATGCACGCTCTCCCCAGTAGTGTCGGACTCCAGATCCGCGA